CCCCTTTTGAAATCCGTGACACCTTGACCAGTCGTCAAAAATTCACCAGAAGAAATACTAGTTTGCCTCAAATTGACAATCTGATTAACATTGTCAAGAAAAAACATCATGTCCCAAATAGCACCCAATCCAGAGGAGACAGTCACTGTCTTTTTCACCACCTCAACGATTGAAGGCTCAGAACACTTGTCTGGGTATCCAGAATGAGCTCTGGGTAAATCCTTAAAGGGATCCACTGCATGATCGCCAAAAATGGCCTGCTTCAGAGATTCCCAGTTCATCACAAACACGCTTTATCTTCTGCTCAGCTCTTGCCGCTTTCGAAGTCATAACAACTTTTTCGCTAGCCTAGGCATCCAAAGGACTTCATGGCTTCCCTTGACCATAGAGGTATCTTCTACCCCCTAAGGAACCACTTTCAAATAATTCAATCTTTGCACAGTGTGTCACCCAATGAGTCAGTCTGGCATCACCAGCCAGATCCAACAAAGCTTCACACCTAATAGGCTGGATGCAATCCAACCCCCTTAAATACTTTTCGATCTGATGTTGTGATTCAACACTAACACCAAATTTCTTTTCCATCAAGCTCCTGCTCGAATCATGTACCTTAATTTCAAGCTTGTTATCAAACTTAGAACTCAAAAGTTTCGACCATATCTCACGTTTATAACTGTCAAAATCACCCTTCAACATAGCTGACAATGCATGCTTGTCGCTAACAGATGAGGTTACCCTTAACCCATAATTTGCCAACTCCCTCAGAATTGGACAACCTGGATAAGAATACAACAATGACAAACTCTTAGCTCGAATAAGCTTCGATTTCAACTTGGCACCGCAACCCAGATACTGGTAATTCACATACCCAAAATCAAGGATGCAACTAATAGGGTCACGAATAATATGACCTGTCTCTTCACTAAAAACCATCCCACAAAAACTCGCTTCAGTGTAATGGTCAAAATACTCGATTTTGGCTTTGGCACCCAGCCTAACCAAAATATTCTCATCCAGTGGATATAAAAACCCACCCAGACAATCATCGCCCTCTATCTGAGGCGGACAAAACTTCTCATAGAACTCTCGCGGATGTCCTGACTTGTGGAGCAAGAAACAAACAAAAAGTAA